CCGTCAACAAATACCCTTGTGGGGCGCCTGAAGCGTTTTTGAAAATCCATCGCGCCCAATACAAATCCAGCTGAGGCTGCACCATAAGGCGTAAACTCACATCGTGACACCGCAGTGGGCGCGTACTTGACCAATATCTCCTTAACGAGATCGCCAGACCGTTCGTCTTCCACGTATATGTCACATTCTGGATAATTTTCGTCATCCATTTGCGACATCGCAAATTCAGGACTAATCCCAGTTACGATGGTCTTTTGTGGCTGCGTACTCATCACATATATGCGGGCCTCGGGTGGAAGCTCGCTCAATATGTATGGGGAGTGCGTTGTCATAATTATTTGAACGTCTTGTTGACGAGCACGGTCTGCAAGCCATCTCATGAGTCTGCGTTGCACGCGAGGATGAAGCGATGTCTCAATCTCGTCGATTAAAACCAAGCTTGTATTTTTGAACTCTACTTGAAGAAAATCTTCCATCGTGAGTTCGCCAGCTCCGTGATGGAAACCCGAGTTTTCGATTCCGGATGCCTTTAGCACTGGAATTCCGCGCTTGGCGTCCATCGATGTTATGGCGAGGCGAGCTTCTTCGTAGTCTCTGCCCATGATGTGAGAGAGAGACGCCACTCTTGCCTTATCCCAGGCCGAGGCCGATGCTTCTTGCACCTGAGGGTTTGCCAGTCGGAAATAACCAACTCGTTCAGCAATGGGCTGCACTCGACTGAGGTCGATATAATTTACGTGCCGTCGAGGTCGCTTTGAGTATCCTCTCCAACGTTCCAATTTCTTAAGACCATCAGAAAGGGATTGGGAGCCTTGTCTTATTGTGTAGGTAATGGATGCGCCGCGGAGATTGTCCCATCGGGTTTCTGGCAAAAAGTCAGTTGGATAATATCCCCTCTCTTCAGAAGGAGCATTCTCGGGTGGCTGAAAGACCGAAGCCGCACATTGAAGGACTGTGCTCTTTCCCGCTCCATTTTCTCCGACTATCGCGACGATCGGAAATTTGAATTCTATTTTCTGTCCCGTCCAACCTCGAATGCCAGAAATCTCCAACGCGTCGAGACGCTTCGGCCAGCCCGTATTAGCGTTCCACTTGTTGTAAAGCCTGCGGACGTCTGAACTCAGCGCCATCAACTTGCTCCTGTCGCGTCATCACGCCATGTGACAGCATCCCCTGGCTCAATTTTTGGACATTAAGCAATCAGAAGCAAGTTATTTTTCATGAATTAGCGACAGCTACCTAGGGTTAGCGCCGCCAAATAGCGCCCTAATCCGCACTCCTCAGCCGCCGCATCCGGTCAAATGACTGCACAACTAACGGTTTTCTCTATCGGTATTGTAATTTTAAGTTGAGTCACCATCTAGGTAAGGTACCTAGAAATGTTTTTAGGTATTTCCGGAAAGGAAATACGATGACCGACAGCAATCAAAATGCACCCAAAGCGCCCCAGACCGTTGCGCCGGGTGAAAATAAGCCGGGTCAGCAGCAGGATAATGGTGGCAACAAGCCAACTGAGAAGCCTACTGAACAGAAGTAATTTGCCCGAATGGGCCGATGAGGAAAGCCCGGCAAGTGCCGGGTTTTTTCTTTTCTGGAGATCCGAATGGTGAAGCTTCGAGAGTGGTTCGTACCGCCGATTGTCGTACCGCTGCTACTTGCTTTGTTGGTAGCTCTGGCAGTTCTTTGGCAATCAATCTAACCAGCTGATTACAGCCGTCGCATCCGGCGATCTATTTTTCGAAAATGACTTATTTTGCTAAGGGGCTCGTTTAAATCAGCATCGTAGCTATATGTGAAACATCACCGCGCTGCCTCCGGCATCTATCGGTGACTGAGAGTATTGTGCTCCCGCCCTCTGCATCAGAGGAGCACTTTCGATGTTTCATTCCACAACCTCACTGCTACCGCCTGCTCAGCGCTTGATCAAAGAGATCCAGCGCCTGCGGAAGGAGGCGAGCTTCACCCCCCTAAGTGTCAAGCGCCAAAGGCTCATTCAGCGAGCTCGAGAGGCGCAGGCTGCAATTCGGACCAACGGTTGGATCAACTCTCCTGGCCTCCGACCCCCGACATGATGGAGGGCCCCGCCTTCATGCGAGCCGGCATGAAAAGGCTTCGTCGGCTCCGTTCAGGATTGGGGACTAAAGCCGACTCCGCAATCACTGCAGCCTTAAACCGTCTCTGGGAGAAAGAGATGGAACGAAACGGTATGCAGATTCAAATGGACAAATCGAAGTCGGACCGTTCCCCGACAGGCCGACAAACGGAGGACCAGCCATGATAAATCATCGCTTTGGTCGAAAGGTCAGATTACATTCAACAGCAGCGATAAAGCATCAGATCCTAACATTGATGCTTGAGGATGAGATTCGAGCCGCACCTGGAAACTCTACCTTTCAGGCACACAAATCACCGGCTATCGCAGCGTTGGAAAAACTTCGTGATCGGGGACATGACCGGTTCTCGTACCAGCCAGCCCTCTAATTCGCCCATCAGCCTGCGCTTCGCGGTCGCCGCATCCGGAAATCGGCGGCTCTGCAGATGAGTTCCACTTTGGCAGCCTCCATAACAAAATAGACTTGGAACCGAGCCTGTCCCCACGGCATTATGAAGGTCGATTTTGGGGAACTCAGTGTAACGGCCATGAAGGACATCAAGCTTTACATCGACAAACTCAATTCCGACGCAGAGCATTGCGTCACGATCAGCGAAACGGCCACGAACGAGGCCAAGCGCGTTGCCTTTAGCAATTTAGCCGGGACCTACCGAAAGCTAGCGCAAGATCTCCAACGAATTTTGGAGGATCACGCTGAGACCGACGCTCAAAGGGATGGACATCTGCTCGGGCTCCTCTCTGGTGAGGATGACCAAAAAGCGAGATCAAAAAATCGGAACGACTAGTCGGCACTCCTCAGCCGCCGCATCCGATCGCTGGAACTGGCAGCCTGCCCGCTTGTTCTAGCGTGGCTACCCAGGTGGAGGTGCCATGGCCGACGATCTGTCCAAGAAGGGTCCGCAGGACCGCAATCACATCAACATGAATGAAGACTATGAGGTGAAGTACTGGACACACCATCTTGGTGTGAGCCGGGAAGAACTTCAGAGAGCCATCGATAAGGTAGGCAACTCCGCTGCATCAGTACGGAAGGAACTGGGGAAGTAGTCTAGTCGAGGTTTATTGCATCGCAAATGGCCGGCACGGGTCATGCCATACCGGCCATGCGCAGGCTCACTTGGCCGGGGGACTATCGATCCCAAGACCACGCTCAAGACTGGCGATTCTGGATTCCAGATCCATCATCCAGTCCTCAGCAGGAATCATCCTAGGGGTCCCGAACTTGATCTCGGAGCCGAGTACGGCCTCTTTCAGCCGTCGAAGCCGCGGAAGTTCAAAAGCTTGTGGTACACTTCCGAACATAGCGACCTCCATCAAGCCGCGGCGGGGACGCGAGATACAGATCGACGCCGGAGCGGTTTTCCTCCCGGGGGTCGAGGTCGGTGATCCAGGCTTGAAAGGGCATCGAGGATTTCATCGATCGTCACCGGTTGCCGCTGCCCGGGGCTTGCCCTGAGCGAAGGGCACGAAGTTACGGCGGCTGCATCCGAAGCCCAAGACGCCAAGATAGCTCGCTTCTCTGCCTTGGTCAGCCCTTCTTGGGCGAGAACATCTCGGGGATGGTCGTAGACCAACCCGGGATGGAAGATGCCGTTGAGGTCAAAAACATCGTCATCGTTGAATCTGGTATGTACAGTCATGTCGTCCTCCTTTCTCTCCTTTCGTTGCGGACGGCAAACGAAGCGGCTCGGGGTACCGAACCGCTTCAAGGAAGGTCAGGCGGCCTTCGATTCAATCTGGAGAACGTTCGAAGAGCCCGCGTTGATTTCGATTTTGCGCGGCTTCATTGCCTCCGGAACCTCTCGGAACAGATCGATACGCAGAATGCCATTTTCGAACGAGGCACCTTTCACCTCGACGTGGTCAGCAAGGCTAAACTGCCGCCGGAACGCCCGCGCGGATATTCCATGATATAGGAACTCACGCTTTTCCTCGTTCTTGCGGCCATCAATGGTAACAACATTCTGCTCGGCAGTGATGTTGACATCGCTCGGCGCGAAGCCAGCCAGCGCCAGCGAAATCTGGTACTGATTGTCACCGACGCGCTCGATGTTGTACGGGGGGTAGCTTTCCTCGCTGTTGCGTTGTGCCGCATCAACGAGGTCGATCAATCGGTCGAAGCCAATTGATGACCGCCAGAGAGGCGTAAAATCAAAAGTCCTCATAGCCAAATCCTCCACAGAGCAAGTTGGATACGGCCAGGACACCGGACACCACCGGCGCCCGCCTCGCGGAACCCATCAGGCGCTCCGCACCACTCATCGTGGCGAAAAAAAATTAGAGCAAGGCGGATCGTCTTCAAGAGGTACCCGAAAAAATTAATCGGCCGAGCGCAACCGCCTCATCCGGAACTCGATCCGATCGCCCGGTAGCTCCTGCCACCATTCGACCTCGGACATGTAGGCCGCAGCCGGCCAGCGATCGAGCCACAGGCGAGCTCTCGCTCTCGCCTCCTCGCGCGGCAGCGTGAAGGTCTCCCGAACATAGCCATCGTCGGCCACCTTCGCCTTCCGGCGCCGGGATAAGCTTTCAGCCAGATCTTTCGGTGTGCGGTAGGTCATCGAGCAAAGCTAAGTGCTGTGATGTTCCAAATCCACATCCACCAGACCTAGGACTATTTGCCTACAGCGAATTGGACTACGTTTGTCCTATGAGCATCATCCCTTTCCGTCCCCGCCGCACCCTCTCCCACCGCACCAGTGATAAGGCCGTGAAGGACTTTGAGCGAGTGGCCAAGAGCCAAGGCTTATTCATCGACGACAAGCGGATTCTGGATCTGCTCAACAACCCCAACCCGACCGGCGAGACGATCGAGGAATTGGCGAAGCTGTTAGGGCAAAGCGAATGACTGACGACCCCAACGACGCTTATGAGGTCGCGCCCATCCCGCCTGGTGAACTGATGCACTCATATGGCTGGTGGCAATGCGTTCGTAATGGCGAGCTGCAATGGATCGGGCCTGAGGATCGTATGCGCGAATTAGCGAGCGATCCAGAGGCAAGAAACGAGGCGCGGCGCAGCAAGATGCACCACGATAGGAAGAGTGCGGATGCCTAGGAAGCTGATCGAGTTCGACGATGACATGCTTCAGAAGTTGACCATCCTTGCTCGCGACCGAATGGCAACATTCCAGGAATTGGCTGATGAAGCCTTTTCCGACCTACTGAAGAAACATGGCGTCCCGATCGATCTGAAAGACGCACTGAAAAAGAGCGCGAAGCCCCCGCCGCATAAAAAAGCGCGCAGGCCCCGCTCCTAAGATCGCGGGAATACTGCGCGCCCTTCTGACAGCAGCAGAAACGCTGCAGCACAGCGTCCACTCCTCCTAATCACCAAGTCAAAACGTCGAAATTCAAATGACGTTCCCCGCAGTTTTGCGGAACGGTTTGACTTTTTCTGCATTACATCGCCGCGATTAGAAACGCAGTGAGGAGAGCGATGAAGAAAAATAGCTGGTCTGAAGATGACCTTCGGACACTTCGTCTTTATGCCAGAGAGGGACGTTCGGTTTATCGCATTGCTGCAGCATTGGACCGGACGGTTCCGAGCGTTCGTTCAATGGCAAACCGCTTGGGTCTATCTATCCAGTCAAATAGAACGCCAACATCCAGCGACACAGAAGGCGCGGCGCTTCGTTAGGAACTAATCGGAGCGGGAAACTCTTGAATCCTCCGTTCAGTTGCGGAGTAACGTAATGGGTTAGTCAGCAAAGTTGGGGGAGTTTTTTGTGCCCCTTTTGGAAAAAGACGAAGGCATGATGAGGATTGTCTTTTGACCAGACCGGATTCCAATAAGCGATGGCGGCGCCAAGCCTTGGCTGTAACAGCTGTGTTCATCGTAGCGATATTGTTCGCAGTCGTGTTTAGATAATAAAAAAGCCCGCCTCTCCGAGCATGGAGGGCGGGCTAAGGCGTGGGAGGTAACAGACTGACCGGTCTGTCAGCGGACCTCAAACCGGCATAAAGCCGCAAGCGACGAGACCAATCACCGCAGCCGCAATCATGATGCGTGCGCGGGGCCAGCCGGGCATATCAGAGACGCCGATAGCCACGGTCAGCACAGTCGGACGCCGTGGCGAGATGGGTGAAGCAGAACGCCTGCCACCTCTGCCGGCCGGTCATGTTGATGTAGGCGAAATGCAGCGCCGTCAGACCGAAGATCGCCGCCAGCAAGCCGAAGCCTACGTAGCGCACGTCACACCGCCCCGCTCGGGTCGACCACGGTGAAGCCTGCGATAGAGCGGGCATGAAGCCGCGTCCGACCGCCGCCAGAGTTGGCGTCGAACACCAGCCAGACATTCCCATGTAGGTGGCGCTTCAGGACGAACACATGCCCTCGTCTCGCTGCAGCCATGTTGTGAGCCGGATCAGCGCGCGGGAAGCGCAGCCAGTTCGCAGCGAGGTTCAGCCGAGGAATGATGCGTCCGAACAGATGCAGGCTTGCGCCACAGCCACAGTAGCGATGCGGACAACCAGCAGGGCGACCGCCGATCACCTGAGAAGCCGGAAGCGCATTCCCTGCCCTGTCCGTCGGCATCCCGAACGGCATGGCGTCGTATAGTTATTGGCCTCGAGCTCGCCTTGCCGTCTCCTTCCGATCTGAAACCGAGGCACCAGCGGGGATCTGACAGGGCATCGAAACGTTGCATTGCGGATCGTACTTCTGATGCGCGACATGACGCGGGCGAGCTTCAGCAGTCGATGCCGCGCAGACAAGCGCAAGCATCGCGACAAGCGCGATTTTCATTCTTTACCTCATTTGTTAATGGGATTTGTTTACAGACCGGATATTCTGTTGCGCCGCTTCCCGCAGTGGCTTGAGCCCGATCGGGGTTTAAAGGGTGCCCCCGCCCGGTCGGGCTGACCTAAGGCTTGGTCCACGGTGCAAATATGGTCTTGCCGTAGGTCAGGATGATGCCGATTGCGGTGCCTAGGATCGGCAGGAGCATCAGCATTCCTGCGCCACGCTGAAATGCAGCTTCCATTTTGGCGACACGGAGCTCGAGCTGCGCCCGCGTCTCCTGCTCCTTTTCTAGCGCTTTCTCTAGCGCTTCCTTTTCTCTCCCGAGATTTGCAACACGCTCGCTAACGAGCGCTAATGCCGTGAACGGATTGTTCGGGTTGAAGTCATCAAACTCAGGAGGATGGTTCGACATTCGACCGTCTCAGTTCTTCGGCCGCTTCCAGCCGCAGACCGTAATGCCCTGCTCCTGCGTCTTGCCGATCCATTGCTTGTCCTTCAGGCGCTTGCCCTGCACCGCGAAGCCTGGATCTGAGAACACTTTGCATTCGCCATCCACGCTGCCGGGACGATTGCTCGCGCAACCAGCCAAAGCGAACGCGAGCGTCATCATCGCGACAATCCTCATTCCGCGCCCTCCAATTTGCAGTTCTGTGTGATGACATCCCAGTAGCCATTCGCGTCCGAGCAGACGGTCGTTTTCTGCTCGACCTTCTTCGACGCATCGACGGCGATGTTGTCTTGCTTCTGTATCTTGGCAGCGTGGGCGTACCAGCCCTTGTTGATGTAATGCTGGCGGATCGTTAGGGCGCCGATGAATACGGAAATCACCAGCGCGCCGATCATGATGAGTTCGGCCACCAGCTTCGACAGCCCGAGGCGGTCGGCAATCCAGCCGACGATAATCATTCCCATTTCAGCCCTCCCTCAAATCCCGCGCTCCAGCGCTATTTCAATGAAAACCACCCAAAGCGCGAAGCCGACGAATGCAATAAGAGCTAAGAACGCCAGCAGGACGACGGCGATAGAGGCGCGACGAAGCCAGATCATTTCAATCCTCCCTTAAGCACCAAGGCCGCTCGCCCCACATCGCGTCAGTGCGGCGGTTGAGCAGGCCTTGCATGAACGAGCCGTTCGATCTTGTGTATTTGACCATCGCGTCGCAGGCCCGCTTGACGCGGCCAGCCTCAAGATCTGGACCGATGGACGTTCCGCAGACCTTGCCGGGGCCGAGATTGACGGTGAACGAGGCGATGGCAGCCTGACGGTGCGGCGGCATCGTCGGCAGGCTCGGGACGCAATGGAGTATCTTCTGCGCGTACCGCTCCCCAACTTCGGACAGCGCCTTGTTGCAGTCCTCTTTCGTGAACTTCATCCCGACCTTGAGCCACGGCCAGTCGTAATTTGTGATCCCACCGCAAACGGTGATGACACCGGGAGGATCGAACGGCAGATGTTTGGCGACGAGATTCATACCCTCCCAATGGGCGATCAAGACGCCGGCCAGCACGGCGCCGGAGGCCGATAGCGCCCGTTTGCTGGGGGCCTTCATTGCTCGGTCCCAGGCTGTTTGAGAACGCGAGCAACCGCGAACGACGCCGAAATGACGATCAGCAGCGCCCCTACCCACCAATTGAAAGTCGAGTACAAGTAGGCCGACAGGATCACGATCACCGCGCCGACGGCACCCCAGAAGGCGGCGACCCAGACGCTCCAAAGCCGCAGCAACTCGGTCTTCCAGTTATCGATCAGGCGCGCGGACGCGCCCGGCGTTGGAGTGTCGGACATCTGCATTTCCTGATTTTTTTGGGATTTGCCCGGAACGTGCGGGAGCTTGGAAAATTATTGGCTTCGATGATTCAATTTTGACGTTGCAATGCACCGACACGACGCTGAACGACGCGCCGACCGCCTAAATCTCTTCAGGGGCGCCATTATAGGAATGCTCGCTGGAGCCCTCGGGTTAGGACTGATAGCGGTAGCCGCGGTTGTCTATTCCCATGTGGCTTAGTAACGTCCCATCCATGCAGCAGGATGATGGATTTCTCCAACTATTCATCGGCGCGTTTTTATGGTGTGGCTTGGTCTTCTGTCTGTTCGGCCTTGCTGCCGCGATACTCTGGGCCATATTCCCGGAATACTCGCCTAACCTGCGGGCATTAATAGAATGGTGAATGCACCACGCGCGGCGCGTCTGGCGCTGCGTTGGGCATTTTGCTTATCCTTTAAGATTGCTGGACTCTCACCCAACGGCCTGAAACGATCCCTTGGGGAAACAAGGGGGGGGGCTACAAATGGCTGAGATACCGGACCATCTCGTTCCAACAGATGGGTTGACCAATTCCTCCATGGCGCTGGCGGGAATTGATCTAATTGGCCGAGGTGGGATTCGAGCGCGCTTCAACTTCAGCGACGAAGAACAGAACTACATCGGCACATTTGCGATTGATGTTCGCCCGCGAAGCAGTGAGGGCACATCTGATGCAATGATTGCCGATGCTTACCGCAAGATGTCGGACGTTCTTCGTCAATGGCTTTATTCTGCGGACAAGATGAGGCAGGTGTATGAAAGACGATCGGCGTCTCAGAGCCAATCGCATACGTCCTGATCTCGCCATGGTCAGGCGCGTGGGGCATTGGATTTGTCCTTGATTATGTGAACTGGAGAGGCGCGCCGGGGATTGCACGAGACGCGCCAGTGTCGTTAATGTGAGTCCGTTCAGGCGGCTTGATAACCGGCTGAACGATTGTCGAAGACAGGGACCGGCCTCATGCCGGGTGTCCCACGGATAAGCCCCTTGAAAGTGTGCGCGGTTCAGCCGTGTGCAGGGTCAAGCAGTGGGGTCGGCTTCTGTCTTCGTCGATTATCAAACACCCGGCACCAGTCGGGTCGATGAGGACAGAATGCTCATGGCTCAAATCGTTGTCCTTTCAATCCTCGCAGCCCTAATCGTCGCTTACGCGATTTGGAGAAGTCCCGCTGGCCGCGCCTTCAGAATCCGCGTTTTCTTCAATGGAGACGAGGACGCGATGTTAAAGGATGAATGGCGGCAATCATAAATTAGGTGGCCGTTGTAACGTTCGTCCAAGTCGTACTGCCGCTCGTATTGACATAAAGCCGCGTGCTTGTGCTTGAGCCATCCGTTCGAATGTAGAGAGAACCTTTTGCTGCTGAGAGCGTAGGCGCTCCCGAGCCGACAAAAATTCCGAGGTTTGCCGTCGCGGTGAACTTGAGACCTATGGAGTTGTCACCGCCAGCAGGGACGGTAGCAACCGGCCTGATCGTCACCGCCTTATCCGTGTCGAGGGACATATTTTCTTGGACATTATTCGTCCCCATCCGGAACGGATGATTTGTTGAGGTGTAGAGACCGCCATATCCTCCAGCCGCGTAAGCAAATGCGACAAACTTAACTGGCGTGCCTGAAGTATCCGAGACAGATAGATAGCGAGCCCCAGCCGCGGAAACAGTTACCTCGGTGCCATTATCAGTGATATTCGCGGCAGCGATGATACCGTTTGTGCTTGTACCGACCGCGACCTTACCGGCACCAAGCGTTCCACTCAACTGCACGGCGCTGTCTGCCTTAGTGCCTTGAGCTGCTGTGGCGAACAACAACGCCAGCGCCGCCTTCAGATTCGCCCATGTCATCTTTTTCAGAACATTCGATGCTTCACTATCGACGATAGGAAATTCATCGGCGTTGGCAGGCGTCGTCTTACTTGTCGCAGAGTGGGTTTCTCCAGCGACGTCGCCGCCACCAGAAAATGTAAAACCATTCGACCAGTCTCCGCTGGACGCCGATTCCTTGAAATACAACGTTGGAAGATCGCTGTTTGAGGAATCACTCTCGACTAGAACAGCGAAGTTCTTGGCCTCACCATCATATGCCGCGCGGGCAGCGATATCAGGCACGACCTGATCTGGACTGAAGTTCCGGCCATTTGTGCCAGGGCTCCCCTCAGGTCCGACAATTTGCGATCCCGATGACCATCCCCCAGCACTCAAGCGGATATAGAGAAGCTCGGTATCAGTTCCGAAATAAGTAAAGCCGGGGTCTTCACTATCGAAGGCCACTCGCCCCGAAAGCGGCCCAGCGGCGTCGATACCAATACCCGCCCCGCTGGAAATGACCTTCCAAATACCTCCACTGCCATCGACGATGACGGAGATGCCATTATCAGCACTGGTTGTGTCGCTTGTATCCCGATAGAAGAACGAAACCACAGACTGAATATAGACCAGCCAGAACGTCGATCCATCGAGCGCGCGCAACGCATCAGGATTCCCGAGGCGTAGCGGCAAATAGGCGCGCGCATTTGCCTTCTCAACCGGAACGTTATCCTGAAATACTGGATGCGGATTTCCAGACATCAGTTCAAATCCTCAAATGCAGCGACGATCTGCTCCAGCGTCGTGATGGCACCGGACAAAATCGCGTCGTCGATTTCTTTGTTTCGATTGAAACAGGCTTGGACATGCGCCGTCACGGCATCACCTGCCGAGATGACTGTCTCGTTGCTCAGCGGGACGTAAATCCCGTCCGCGACCTTCCAGTTATCGATTTGGAACGTCGGATCGCCCTTCGCCATAACGTAGGCAGAGGTTAGGACCCTCTGGGAATCCGTGTCCGTCTCCAGCCTCATGCCGTTGAAGTCGAGGCCGGAAACCACCCTCTTCTGACGTTCAGCCGCAGCCCAAGCCAAAAGTGTTTGGATATCAGCCATTAGGCCGCCTCTTCTATCTCGAAGTCTCGTCTGGTAAGTGAACTGGCATCAACAGAGACGGCTGGTGCCGCCCTAGAAATGAGAGCAACCGTGTATGAGTGAGAAGATGCATCTGGCGCTGTCAGCGTGAACCAATGATCAAGATGCGTCAGATATGGTCCAGCTACTGAAGCCGTAATCATGCTATCGATAAGCGGGATAAGTTGCCAGGCCACCGCATTTGTTCCGCTATCGCGAAAGATTGCGATGACCAAGTTTCCACTTCCAGCACCGCCCGCTTGTGCGTAAGAAACGTCTGCAGAGTAATGCAGACGCAGGGTTGCTCCTGTTTTCTTTGCTGAGAAGCTAAGCGTCACCGCATCGATAAGGCGGCGCACAGACGTCGTGGGCGGAGTCGAATTTGAATATGTGTAAGATGTGTTTCCGGTAGGAGCTGTCGTCGAACCAGACGCTGTCGAAACGACCTTCCGATCAATCCACGTTCCTGCTGTCGAGAGCCATGCCGTGCCGTTCCAGGTGAACGACGAGCTTTGAGACTTGTCGTAGACCGACCAGCCGTTCTGTGGTGCATAGAACGTCCACGTCCCGGAAACCTCACAGATAGCTATCTGCTTGTCTTTGCCAAGCCACGCACCGGTTGCACTAGCGCCGACAACGTACAGCAGCCCCTTCGTGGCCGTCGGCGGCGCGGTCGTCGTCTGATTTTCGACCTCGAACTTGGCGCCCCAGCCAAGCGCGGCGGAGAACGGAATACTGGCAGCGTCGAACGACCGTGCACCTGGCCCATAGACCCAGCCGGACGACGTATACGAAATGAACCCGCCTACGGATTCATCGAGAACCCATTGCCCAATCGTCGGTATCTGAAATTTCCAGCCGTTCGGCGTCCAGACTGCTAGATCGTCTTGGTGTGACGACCAGTCTCCAGTCGCACCCGCCGGGACACCGTACTTGTCGCCAAGGGCCGGATTGGCGGGCGGATCGGTGACAGTGAACGATAGCACGGACTTGAAGTCGTAATCGCCAGCCGTCTTATATCGATAGCCATCTGCGGTGACGATGACCGCAACGCCATCATGATCTGATGTCGTGTCGTTCGGATCGAGCCAGAAGATTGATCCGTTAAACCCGAGAGCTTGAGGTAATGCACCGGTATCGGAATCCAAAGCATCAAACGTCGACGGGTCTTCTGACGACGTGAAGATATAGGCAACGCGCTTGATGAGAAAATTGCGCAATACCGGCGCGCTCGGTGCTCCCGTGGTTGGGAGTGCCGAAATAACCTCATTGTCCATTTATCAGCTCACATCCAGCGGAGGCAGGGTGAAGTCGGGCTCATCGACGGCAGGATTCCAATCGATCGGAATGTTCGGGTCGCATTCTTTGAGCGAGATCGGCAGGCCCGAGAAGTCGTCGAGAAACCCGGTGCTCACGACGTCGTAGAGCCCATTCATTTTGGTGTAGATTCGCGAGTCGACGCGAACACATGCGCCGGCGGCCAGATCGTCTCCAATGGCCTTAACCCTGATATTACAGGTCAGACTCCGCGGCAGACGTGATGTTTCGAGAAACTGCTTCTCTGTCTGGGCTACTGCGCGATAGTCGGAATGAAACGGAAGCCGGATGTTCTTCGTGATCTTCTCGCCGTCGGCCTCGATCAGATCTTCGCGCGTGAGCGTCGGTGCGTCAGTATCCTGATATTCGCGGTCGGAGGACGAGAACCTGGCCGTCACCTCATTGACCAAATCGGTCTTTGCCCGGTTTTTCTGGAAATCGAACCCGCCCATAAGCATGTTGTCGTCGATTGTCAGAACCGGTGTCCGCGGCATAAGTGGCTGGACCCACCCTCGCCCACGATCGTGTACCACAAAGCCCTGATTAGCCGTAAGCATCGCCTCCATGACGGTGCGCGGGCTTTGGTCCATCGTCACGATTCCGTCTATCGTGCTACGCGGCCGGCTGCTGCCGTCCTTATTTGCGACGGGTTGCTCGTCCCAATCGGCTGCCTTTGCGATTTCATCCCAGCGAATGCGTCCGGCTGGGTAGTTCACACCCTGCGGGTGCCCCAGCCAGTCTGCCTGCACCAGAGAGGCGGTGCGACCAACATCCTTGCCGTCCCGTCGATACTTCCAAGTTGCCTTTGCTGCGGCAACTTCGTCGGCATCGCGCCAGTCTGTTGGATAGAATTGTGATGGGTCGCGCGGATCATAGATCGGAGTCCCCTCAATATCCATGAGTGGGCTCGGTATCGATACGCCCGTGCCCCACATAGCCTGAAAGTCGGTTGCGTCGTTGCCGTAGGTAAATTTGAAGACAGCCCGAGCGATGCCCTGCTGGCGAAAGCTAACGTCCAGATCAGGAAAATCGGCATGAAGAATGGAATCTATAGCCTGCGTCGGGAGCCCTGCTCCGAAGGACATCGACAGGCGGCTTGTGCCGCTCTTGACGTAGACCTGCCCATCTACCGGCAGGGGCGTTACAGCCTGATCGAAACCGAACGACGAGAGCGCGATATCGTTAGTGCTGATGTGAAGACCGCGGATCGCGTTGATCTGTCGACCAGAAAGCATTAGCCCCAGATAGAGATACGGCGGCTTGCTGTCGTCGATCATGAAGACCGCACCACCAGCCCTCACCCGCCCATAAATCCACCTCTCGATTGGTGCCGACTGCTGGACGTTTCCGCGAGCCTCTGGAGCATTGATCCCGCCGGCATCACCGACGCCCTGCCCGAGCTTCGGCTTATTGATGGCCGCGATTGCGAAAGAGCCAGCGAGCACCGCTCCGGTGATAACCGTGCCTGCGCTTAGGCCGCCGATCGTCAGCGCCGTTCCCGCCGCGGCGCCAAATCCCGTCAAGCCGCCACCAAAGACAAGGCTGGTAATCAGAGGTGTGATGATGGGATCGCGCGGCGGATACCGCCACGCCTCCATCCGTCGTTGCCAGTGCATCTATCTTACCCGCCAAGCTCGCGCGATTTGGTCTGTCGGCAGGGCGGAGAATGCCGTCTCATTTCGTCCGACCCAGAGTTCGACGTCCCGAATGAGCCCACAAGTCGTCCCGGCCCGCTGTAAACCAATGTCTCCGACAAGGGCGAGACGAGGTTCGATTTCTCGCCACCCTGCGGTGATCGCAACAAACTCAAGAGCGCAAGCGAAGCCACCATATTCAGCGGTGACACGAATGGCTCCGCGCTTGGTTGTGTACCGGTTTCGGAACATTGCTCCGGGGTCATAACCGCGAGCCTCAAGGATAATGTCCGAGAGCGACAGGAAGCAGTCGCCCCTGCCCCACTCGAAAGGATTCTCACACCACAGATCGACGTGCCGGCGGATCGCCGCAGCCAGCGCCTCGCGCTTCCTCACGGCGTCAGCCGCCAGTTTGTTTGCTTGTTCGCTAGCCCTGGAATGAGGCTGAGGCCACTATCGCCGGGATACTTGGCCTGCTGCGCTTCATGGGTCCACGCTTGGTTTACGGCTCGCTCTATCGTCCAAAACCCAATATTTGCTGTGATCTTCAACGTTGCTGTCTGGCTATCCGACACACTGAGCGTCTGATAGTCCATCAGGTCATCGATAATGACGTAGGGCTCACCAACGACCTTGTTCCGCGATATTGCCGCCAACCAGAGCTTGATCGAGCGGTTGCGGACATCTCCAGCCAGCAGATCCATACTGTCGACCGGAACGCCGGCCAATTCAAAGACGACTTGCTTGACCTCAAGCGTTGTCGTTTTGGATATTCCCGTGACGCGACCGAGCGCGCCGATGCCGCGCCATGATGCGCCGTTCCAGTTCAGCGTTCCAGATCGCGACCAAAGCCAAACCGCACCGTCCGGATGGTCGACGTAGCAGAGAAGAGCGACCTCTCCGCCTTTCCGGAGATGCTGACGGAACCGCGCGTTCGTCACTGCCACGGCAGAACCTCAGTGAGTGAAAGACCCATGTCGCCTAGGTTAGCGAGGCCGCGAGAGATTAGGCCTTCCTGATCGGAGGCCAGACGGAAAACAGAGGTCGGGTACCGAAGAACGATCATGTCGCCAGCCGCTATCTTCTTGCGGAGTCCTGGCTCGAAATAGAGCCGAGTTTTCCCGGTCGAATTCGTGTCAGCTTCGCGGTTTACTTCGTAGAGATGCCCGTGCTCGGCCGCGATGCCACCCGGGCGCGCTTCAAACAAGTCACCCATATTCAGGATAGCTGACGCTCTCTGGCAGCCCACGAACAACGACGCTTGTTGCCCCCTCTTCGGCGGGCTCATCAGCAACGATCGATGGCGGAAGAAAACCATCAGACCAACCGCGACCGTCTGTAAATAGCGTTCCGTCGCTCCATGGCTCCTCCGTCGGCCTGACGACGAACTGATCGCGAAATGGCTTCATCCGGTTGTAGTCAACCATCCGAACCATGCCAGTGACGCCGCGGAGCCTCGTTATGAAGCCCTGCACCTGGCGCCATGGCATGCGGTTATCGCCTGCCCGCATCGTCGGAAAAGTCAGCTTCGCAGTCCACGTCTGGACCTGAGGCCCGTATGGCGTCATCTGCCCGGTATAGGGCGACACGGATTGCAGGCTCGACGGCGCCAAAAAGAACTGGCTTTGCGTCGTTGCCCGCCAATTTTTCGGCCATTCCCAGATAGTCGGCATGGCCTATCCCAGAAAGCGGGAATCGCGGGCATTACCGTTGCGAATGGCCGCAACGGTATCGATCTGTGTCTGGCGCGAGTTGGCGGCCAACATCCCCCGAATCTGCGCCATATCCGTTGGTGTCATTCCTGCCTGAAATGTTGGGTAGCTTCTGGCGTCGACAACAATGCTGCCTGCCGGTGCCTTCGGCGCGGGCGATGAGGGTTGAACCATCCCGACATAGCCCCCGTTGGCATAGCCGCGCTGAAGGCGTTCTAGGTTCTTCACGCCAATGCGGTTGACCGCATCCTGGTCGAAGACAAACTCGCCCTTATGGACAATGCCGGCCGGCTGATATTTTCCGCCCGCCCCCGTGAAGCCCCCGCCGTCGAAGCCAAGAAGCTTCAGGAATGGCGAAAACCCGCCACTGGAAGGCGCATTGAAAAACTGGCCGAAGATGGAATTTATCGCCATCTTCTCAAGCGTTTTGCCTAGATTGCTAAGAACGTCGTTGAGGCTCTTGCCCTCAACAATTGCATCGGCAAATGAAGATGACAGCGCTGAGCCAAGCTGCGAGCTCGCGCCATTCAGCCTGCTCATAGCCTCGCGGGCTGCGTCATAGTTCTCGGTCGCCTGCCGGGCTCCCTCGGACGCTGAAATGAAGGACGCGCGGTGCGCCGGCGTGAGATTGATGTGGGCCTGCTCGAGTGCTTGCTCAGCGGTCATCGTGGCGCGAAGCTTCTCGTAAACGTCAATTTGCTCCTGCGTGACCTCTCCATCATCCTTCCGGATCGCATTGAGAAGCTGGAATTCCGCCCGAAGCTGCGCCTGTGCGGCGCGATTCTGCGTAACGGCTATCGTATCTGCATTAAGCGTTGCCGTGTGGCGCGTGATCTGCTCTTCCGTTCGGTCGAAGGAGTCATCTCCCTCATCCTTCGCGTTGAGCTTATCCCTCGCACTGAATGCCGGCTTATCTGGTTTCTTTGGCTTATCCTCATCGTCGTCTTGACGATTATCGAGAATTTTATCGCGGAGTTTCTGAAATTCCTTTTCCTTGTCGATCTTCTTCTGAATCGCTGCGATCTCCGCATCATTATTGCTCAAAAATGCGGGGAGAGAACTTGTGGCTGCCTCTTTCTTAAGATCGGAAATTTTCTTTTCATATCCCTGAACGGCCCTTACGGAATCATCAAGCTCTCGCTCAAGGGTCGATGTGGGACGCGATGCAGGGCTTGCGAAACTGGCGAGACTATCAAGTAGAAGCGATCCGAGCTTCTCCATATATGGCAACACTTCGACGATCGCTGGAATGAGACTTCCAATAGCCGTCGTCAGCTCAGCTCCAATCACTCGCGCAAGGGATGTGAGTTTTGTCTGAGCTGTCTGGGCCTGCTTAACCATCCCTTCGTCGATTTTGATTCCTAGATCATCGGCCTGCTTAATGAGCGAATCCATCTGCGAGTTAAGACTGGCTACAAAGCCCGTCACTCTCTCACTGTCACTTCCGAATGCGGTCAGCCCAAGCTGCGCGCGCTTGACCTCATCCGTGGTTGACCCCATAGCCTTAGATAAGATTTTCAGCCTTTCCGACTGGGAGGGGGCATTCTTAAACGCCTCAACAAAGCCGCTGCCGATGTTCTGTAGCGCCTTGTAGAAATCCTTCCCGTCGTCAGTCGACTTCTTCGAGACGTCCGTGAACGTCGTCAGCATCTTGCTTAGCTCGTCACCTGATACGCGAGCCTGCTGAGCCCCCGTGCTGAGGGCCTGCAACTCCTCGACAGGAAGGCGGGTATCTGTAGCTTTGTCTCCAAGCTCAGCCAACGCATCAACCACAGCCTTGATCGAAGCGATCGCACCCGTAACCAATGCAGCCGGGATTAGAGCCTTTATACCGCTGAAAGTCGGATTAGCGGAAGCAAACCGGTCCTCGATGCTGGAAACTTGCCTATCGGCAATATCTCCCGCGCTCTTCATGTCCCTTTCGAACTTGGTAAGCTGCGCCGAAAGCGCCACTACCAAGGCCGCGGTATCGTTACCGGCCATGAACCGTCCTACAAATCGCCATGAAGCTTCTTCGCCGCCAGAAACTCGGCGGCCGATGGAGCCTCAATCGCTTCTTCCGTGGAATGAGCTTTGTTGTAGCCATCTATGCAGGCTGCAAACTGATAGAGGCTCATTGCCCCTACTTGCTGCGGGGTGAAGCCGAGGACCGCGCCGGTTCCGTAGATTTCGGCGGCTGAGAGCTTATCGCCCCCGGCTTTTCGGCCGCCGTCTCCTCTTTTCCCGCTTGATCGCCTTCGTCTCCTTGGATGGCAGAAAGGATAACCGCGAAGGCAACCATAGCGCTTCCCGCCAACTTTCCAGGGACGGCCTGCTCATCGATTAAGCGTTGAGCCAGTCGCGGTTCACAACCGCCGCCTATCAGTCCCAGACGCAGCGTTTCTGTAATGTCCTGAACCCGCCACGTCTTCTGCAGGAAACGGGTCGCTATCTCCTGTGGTCCGGCATCCCGCTTATCCTGAAGCGCGATCAACTCATCAATGCCGAGCCTAAATTTTCGAAGGTCACCGGCCCATTGAAGTTCGATCGATCCGTCGCGGCTCATGGTGCCGCCGTGAATATCGCCACCTCACCCGATGACTCCAAGGTAAGCGTGACTTCGGCCAAACCGCCACGATCACCGCTTACTTCAAAGTTTGTAAGGTTGAACGCTCCATCCCAATGGCCCTTTGTCCCGAGCCACACCTGGACATTCTTGGTGTCAGGGCTTCGAAACCATTCATCGAAGTCGGCCACGCTCGCTACGTCCAAAGTACCGGCGCCGGAAACGGTTGCCCCGAGACTGTCTTTGATTGCCTCGGTCCAGGCTGGATCATCCGGATTCTCACAGTCCGGAGTGATGATCTTGTTCGTGCTCGAAGTGAATTGAATACCGCGCTTCGTATTGATGAGGCACGGGTGGGTGAAAACTTCCGGCGAAGCGCCGTCACCCACCTTGATATAGAGCGCGGTACCGCGAATTGTTTCAGCTTTAGCCATAACGGCCTCTCCTATGTATGAACGATGATGAAACGGAATTCGACCATCGCGTGCCGCGTAAGGCCGTCGGGGTCATCCAGCAGTTGGGTTTGCTGGTACTCTTGGATTTGAATGTCGAATCCGGTGATCGCCAGCGGGGCCTTCAGCGCATCGCGTATAGCGCGAGCGATGTTTTTGGCCTCAGGCCATCCGACGGACCGAGACCACCCGTGAATTTGAAAGAACGTCTCTGAAATATCGGCGCAATCGATATCATCGCCGTTCTGTTGACCGCCACCAAGCGTGATGTACGGAAACACTGCACCAGCCGGCACCGCGTCAAACACACGCTGAGCGACTAAAGCAGTCGTAGCTACGTCGGCTTTTAACCGAGAGACAACTGCACCTTGCAACCCAAGAAGTGGGTCGCTCATTCAGCCGATCGCTTCTTGATCGAAGCCGTGATCTTCCGCTTCATGCTCGAGATCATCTTTTTCTTCATCAGCCTATATGTCGGAAAGAAGAACGGTTTTGGGTGCATGTGAACGGTTCCGAACTCATCAGCGCGAGCGTAGTCAAAAGGCTTTGTCGAAACACTTGGGCGGATAGTCAGGACGCCTCCAGCTACTATTCGAATTTGAGTGTCCGATTTTCCCGGAATCTTTCGCACCGAGTGAGACAGGTTGCCTTTATCTTCTGGCGCCGCGGCCTCCATCAATCCGACAAGACCGTCGCCCTGACTGTTCAGTTCATTGACGGCCTCGTCATGAACTTCCTTCTGGAGATTTTTCGTCAGCGCCTTGAACCGTTGGACGCTCTGGTTCGGCTTTCCCATTGACCACCTTCCCGGCGCCGGCTTTCAGGATTGCAGCCACCGCAGCTTCAGGAACGCGCGAATAAGTCTGACCAGCGCGATATTGGAGGGTGACTTGGCGAAACGGGCAGTACGAAAACTCGCGGATCATCTCGACGGTCTTCATGCGGCCGTTCCTGTCTGCGTTAAAATCTCAATCCACTGCCGCCGATCGTCAGTATCAACAATTGATCGGATGGCGTATTCCTGACCACTCCGGACGTCGCGGGCTCGCCAGTTAGTCGCGATCTTGGCTGTATTAGAGGAATATCGAACCGTGATGGTGACCGGCTGCTGGCCGGTCAAACGCGCCGCTGTAACGGCTTCTCCCCCGAACTTGGCTTGCACCTTGGCGGCGACGACGAACTGCTCGACAAAAGCAGATTGAGTGTTTCCGAGATCATCCGGTGAGTCGGGATTGACGTCTTCCCGTCGGTCGAACGCTACCCGGTGTCGTAGTTCGCCAGCCGTGGTCACGTAAGGATCACGCCGGGCGTCTGAATGTTCAGCGCGAGAACAGTAGTCGATTTGGCAAGGCCAAGCAGACAGACGTTCTCGGAAGCTAAGTCAGCGGCCGGTTGGATACCGCCCGGAGTTTCGGAGAGATAATACGCACCGCCCGCAACGAGTGTCCCGCCGATCGTGATATCTCCCGAGGTCTGGACCGTAATCGGCTGGTCGAGGGATGCACCATTCAGTGCGATGCCGCCGGCTTTGTTGGCGCCAGCGGTTGCAGAGTTCGAATCCGCCAGCTTCCATTTCAGCACAGTCGGGTCGAGATAGACCGCCTTTCCGGCCGCGATTGCCTCGCCTGCCCGGCCCTGAACCATGGAGGCATTCGATCCTGGAACAACGTTCGCAGCGGTGATTGAAATGTCCGTCATGACCTATCCTTCGGGTTAGAATTTGATGCGGCGGAATGGTGAAATGAGAGCATCCACTGCCATGGGCAGTTCGAATGCCTGGCCCGCCACGACGGCATCACGGTTCTGGTACCAATGGCTCACAAGGAGCAGGATGGCGTGTTTGATGGCGTCGGGAACATTGCTGATGCGCGGCGCGCCCTCGACGGGAGGGGTCGCTTCAGGATCAGCCTCGACAGCAGGTGTATCCGCGTATCCCGCCACATATTCAACGCGCACTGCGGCAGGCAGAAATTGTTTCAGCGGCGGCGATGCAAAATTGAAGATAAATTCGACATAGGTGCCGAGATCGTCAGTCTGCACCGAATAGCTTTCAGGATCGACGGTCTGCTCTACCCCGTTCGTATCAGTGTATTTGACACTCGAGACTGAGATAACCGGGAACAGAGGCAAACGCAGACAGGGTTGAAAGCAATCGAAGTCCTGCCACCACGTCTGCTCACACAAACATCGACCGAGTATTCCAGTCCAGCCATCTAAATGCGAAGTCGCCGCGGCCAATAGGCCCGTCAGCGAAACGTCGTCGTCAGTGAAATCGGTTGCGCGGCAATGAGATTTCACTTCTGCCAGCGTGACAGGCGTGATCGACGGTGCCGTGACAAGGACTGGACGATACATGCGCGAGCCTACGGCAAGAGTAATGGCGGGCTCGAAAGCCCGCCACAGATCATCAGGCCGGAGGATTGGCCGCTGGCATGCGCAACGGGCGGAGAACCCACTGTGCTGCAACGAAGATATTGCCGGAATCGTTGCCAGTCGGCGTAATTGTCGCGCGTAAATATCGCTTGATGCCGGTATATCCGACCTTGCGGCACTTGTTGTCGTCCGATGCTGCGGTGAAACCGGCCAACGCCTCGGTGCCGTTGAGATAGGCGTCATCAACGGCGGTGAAGTCGCTGTTATTGTCGGAATCTTCCATCAGCACGGCGAACGTGGCGTTCGTGTCGGTGTTGGCGCCGATGTTGATGGCGAGCATGGCCCCGTCGTAGCCCTTGAGATCGGCCACTTGGGAAACCATGGCGGTATTGTCGGTGCCGGCTGCAGCGGGCGAGATCGCGCGCTTCAGGTCCAGCCCATTCATGATGTCACGCATTGAAGCGTTCCTTTCGATTTGGATTGATGGGAAGTAGGAAGGCGACCGGCGGCATGCGCCGCCGGTCATGCGTCAGATCAGGATGTGCCGAACTTCATCAGCTTGATCGCTTCGAAGTTCACGACGCCACCACCGGTGCGCTTGGTGGTGTAGAACTTCGTGTACGGCTTCGAAGTCAGATTATCGCGCAGGACGCGAATGCCCTGACGGTCGACGATCTGATAGGCCTGCTTGAGGTCACCGAAAGCCAGCGAGAGGCTATCCGCGCCGAGCGCCGGCATGTCTTCCATCCGGACAACCGGGTAGCCCATGATGGTCTCGGGCGTTCCCGCGACAAACGAGGGCTGCCAGAGATAGTTGTTCTGGCCGTCCTTGAACTTACGGATGGTGGTGATAACCGACCGACGGGTGAACCAGGCGGCATTGATGAGGTACTCATTCTTGAGCAGCCCCATCAGATCGATCAGTTTGTCGCCCTTCGCGGATGCGGCGAAATCGCCAGAAACGCCGGTTGCGAGGTAGCCAAGCGACCCCCACGCTACCCCAGACCCGTCATCAGCGGCCACAGGGTAGCCGTTGATGAAACCTCGAATCTTGTTCGCGGCACCGGTAACAAACTCGGAGTTCTCGAAGCGACCGAACTTGCCGCCGACCTTATCCATGAGCCAGCCCTCGATATCGACCGAGGCATCGTCGAGCAGGTTCTGGGTGGCCTTCGGCTCCGTGTCGAGATTGAACACAGGAATCTTCCACTCTCCAACCTGGGGCGTGGTGGTGTCGCCGGAGGTCGAGTGCTCGCCAGCGTAACCGACGCCGGCCTCGCCCAAGTCCTCAATACCCTCGAGCGCGTCCGTCGAGATGGTCCGCGCGGACGCATACTGACGAACCGGGCTCGTCTCGTAGACCTTCTTCACGATGCCGCCGGTTACGTTAGGGGTAACGAAATAGCCACCGTCTGGGTCGGAGCCGACAGAGAGGGTTTTGACTTCTTCGGCGCTGAGAGCCTGATGCCCCTCACGAGCGAACCGGTCGAACGCCGATTTGTAATCGCCGTAGCCCTTCTCGTCGAGCGTGGTGAACGGACGGCGGCGGTCGATCGCGTTTGCGTTCAGAATGGTGTTGAATTCCTTCAACTCCAGCGCGGCCTTGCCGTTGTCGTCATTCTTGAGGCCCATGCGATTGAGCTTCAGTTCGAGAGCCTCGCGTTCGGCCTTCTCCGCCTTAACCGCGGCCTCAATGGCGGTTTTGGCCTCAACGGCCTTATCGAGAGAAGCCTCGATCTTGCTGAGACGCTCGACCAGCACCGGATCATTGGCGCCGCCCTTCGTCTTAATCTCTTTGATCTGCTCGTCGTGCGATGCTTTGAACGCGTCAAAGGCCTCGCCCTGCTGCTTGAGCAGGGTTTCAATCTGGTCCGTCATGGGACTACCTTTCAGAGAGTGAGTGTTGCGATGTTGCGGCGGATCATTGCCGCCAGATCGGCACCGTCCTCATCCCGAGGGTCCGAAGCCTTGAAGCCGCCCGCGGCGATCGCCTTGGCAGCGGAGTGCGAGTAGCCCCCTACATCCCGTAGGAAGTCCTCGAATTCACGAATGGTCTTCACCTCACCAGCAGCCTTCAGGGCGGTGACACGCGATGATCCATTTGAGGGATTGTCGACGAGTGAAACCTCGCCCAAATGTACGGATTCCAGAATGCGCTTCGCTTGCGATCCTGCCGGCGGCCGGCTGGCGCGTTTCGCGCGGTAGCCGATCGACAGACCGGCCAAGGCGCCGTCCTTCATCAGAGAATAAATACGTTTGCCGAAGTCGGTCTCGATGCCTGAGAGCTTTCCCTCCACAAATAGGCCCCGCGCGTCTTCGCGCATGGATTTCCAAACGCCCAGAGGTAGATCATCTCCGGAAAATGGATTGATTGCGGTGCCGTGCATCAATTTCATTGATGGCAAACGGCCCTTGCCGCTCCAGTCAGCTAACGTCTCGCTGAACGCGCCTGGCTGGATCACGTCGCCATGGCTGTCGATATTGCCGAAAACCGCCCCATAGCCGGAGAAAACGCCCGTCTTTGCGTCGACGTCCTCGGCCGCAAACTTCACTTCAATGCGGTCCATTACTAGTCTCCAGGATTTGGATTATCGGTCGGCTTTGGTGGGATCTTCGCCGCTGGCTGTGGAAGCAAATCAGCTTCCAGTTCGTCTGAGCGGTCCATGTCTTCAAAGTCGCGAACTTCGTTCTGTGTGAGCCAGCCTTTGATGCCGCCGGCGCCGAGCGCCTTTGCGTAATATTCGGCCTTATCCTTGGGCGCCGAACTCATCAACGCGTTGCTGATGAATTTTGTGTAGTAACCAGCCCGAAGGTCTTCATCAGACAGAAGATGCACGTTGGCGCTCTGTGAGACGCGCCGGTACATTGGATCTAGCGTGTAAGTTTTGTGGGCCTGGAAGAACTCAGACGCGCTCGCGAATGTCGGAGACTGGTCACCGGCATGTCCGATCATGATCGGCCACACCCGCATTGCGCGGCACATTTCCTCGATTTGATGCTTGCGGGTCTCGATAAGCTGCTGGTCGATGGCCGACTGCACAAGCGTTTTGAAGTCCGCATCCATGTCGA